TCATTGGAGCGTGGTTGGCCTGTCTTCAGACACAAGATCTTCGCCGGTTGCCATCGATGCCTCGAGAATTCTGTGTCTGATCAGAATTGTCAGTTCGTCTCGTTCGTCACTTGCGAGCTTTTCTATTCGGGAGTGCCCGAACAGCACTTGGCAGTAAGCAACTGCGGCTAACGCGGCGCCATGTTTGCGGAGAATATCAAGAACTTCATCTAATTTGTCGCTGCGGTCGTCTGGCACTGGGGCGATCCCTCAAGAAATCAGTGCTCTTCTTCGGAGCCTTTTTCAAATTGTGTTTTTCGAGTTAACAACTCATTGTAGTATTTTTCAACAAGATAGTTAAAGTCCTCGAACGAGGCCAGCCCGCCAAGTTGGGTCTGTTCGAAGTTGCGTGCCATGTCGTGCGCGACCTGAAAAAGCGTCCGGTCCAGTTTCTTTCCGGGTTTCGTGTTCTGGTTTGCAGGCTGAAATTTGTCGTCGTCAAACGGGTCGCCTTTCCCGGACAATAGCCAGTCCAGGCTGCAGCCGAACACTGTCGCAATCTGTTGCAGGTTCTTCTGCGTGATTCCCTTGTCCTGTTCCCAGTTACCCACAGCACCGCGGGACAGCGAAATTCTGTCTGCAAATTCCGCCTGCGTGAGACCTAACGCCTTGCGTATGTGTCGAATTCTGTCACCGGTCGTGTCCATATTGGACATCATGCCGCGCTTTTTGAAAGAGGTCGATGAAATTATAGCTTGAATGATCATGTAAGTAATGCTTTCAATCTGTCATTATGGAAAGCGAATCTCAAATCGGTCTGGCGGCTGTCCTGAGTGCTTCTGATGGTCCTTCGTCTCTTTCAAGAAAGCTCGGCGGGCATCCGACACCGCAAGCCATTTCACAATGGAGCCGCGTACCGGCCGAGCGTGTTCCTGAAATTTCCAAGGTGACTGGTGTTCCTCGTCATGTGATCCGTCCCGATCTTTATCAGGTGCCATCATCTTCGAGTGAGTACGGTTCGTCATCCCGCAAGTTCGACAAAAATTGCGGGGTGGAATTATGAGCATCTTGCAAACGCATTTCGCCACCGTGCTAAATCCACCCGGCCGATTTAGCGATGAGTGCTGCGAGTCCGAGCGCGCAGCCCGCCATGGCACTGAAGACGAGACGAAAGTCCGTGCGCTGTTCGTCCCTTTGTTTTTGCAGGGCTTGCCGAAGGTGGTCCAAATCGCGTGCGGAATGCGAGAGCTGCGCTTCCATGCGTGCAATTCTTGGTTCCAGCTCATTCGAGGATCCACCGAACGGAAACAGTGGTGCGTTTGTTTTTTCCAGCATGTCGAAACATCCCTTCGTAGTGTTGTTGCGATGGGGTTAGGGCTGTCCCGTGCCTGGCGGGGCGCGGGGCAGCCTGCATTACCTTTGCTTCAGACATGCGGCAGTTCCGCCTCCCTGTCATCCCGCAAAACCAAGGAAATTTGCGGGGTGGATTCATGAAGCCCCACAGACCGACCACGGACAGAGACCGGCGCGGCCTGAAACTGGCGACGCAACGAACCGTGCAGATGGCGGGCGGGCAGGACAATGCGGCTTCGGTAACGCGCGTCGGCCGGAACACGCTGTCCGACTATTCCAACACCGGCAACGAGCGGCACCAGGACACGTTCATGCCGGTCGACGTTCTGGCCGACCTGATCAGGGACCGGCGCGAAGCCGGTGAGGTGGCGCCGCTGCTGGTCGCCTTGTGTGACATCGGGGGCGGCACCTTTGTGCGTGTGCCCGAACCCGACAAGACCAAAACCGCGCCGCAACTGGAGCTGGCCGCGCTCGGGGCCCGGCACTGGTCGTTTCCCAGGCTGATCAGCCGCTACATGGCCGACGAAATCGGGCCCGATGATTTCGCCAAGGAAGCGCTGCCGCTGGTGACCCAGCTTCTGAACGATCTGTCGCAACTGAAACAGCAGCTCCTGAGCGTCGATCGGGATCCCGGATCAGCGCCCGGGACGGAGGCGGGGGGATGACCGGATCGAAAAAGCAAAAAACAGGTTCTGCAAATAGCGCTCTTCGCGAGAGATTGGCGAAATCTGACATCCCGTGGAACGCGACACTTGAGTGCGAAACCGCAGAGCTCGATCTCCTATGGAAGCTTTCCGCGCGTGACTTGCCTGCGGATGTTGTCGAGGGCGTTTCGGGCCACTTCCATTTGAGTGATGACGCCTTCATTGTCCGGTCTTTCAGGTGCCTCCAGAAGTCTTTGCTCCATAGTGTCGATGTACTTGTCGGCTTTTTGAAAAAGCTTCGTGGGATTGGGATGTTCCATCAGGAGCAACCCAATCAAGAATTCGAGAGTGGTTATGCGACCACGCTGAGCGTCAAGCGCTCCGGCGATATCAGTGTCCATGTTTCTGTCTCCGTTTGTCTGGAATGCAATGGAGACGAGACATGATCGAACTCGGAACATCCAAAGGGTTCATCTCCTCGCACTCGTCTCCGGAGGGGGTGATAAGGGCCGGTGCGTCATGGGGTGACGCACCGGTTCCACGACACAAGTTACAGGATTCTTTCCTGCAACCGAAAGTAACAAAAGTCGGTTGTGAGGGTTCCGCAGGATTTCCCAGTGCGCTGCCGCAGGGGAGCGTTCGATGACCCGGCGCCTGCATGACTTTTCCCCGCATGAGCTCAACGGGATGGCGTCGCGGCTGAAGGTGCTGGCGGCGAACAAGAGAAGCTGTGCGGACATTTCCGAAAAAAGTGGCGCTGGCCGGAAACGGCTTTTCCAACACGCCGGCGGTGGCGCGCGGCTATCGCCAGGACGCGGCGATGCTGGACGACATTGCCGGCCTTCTCACCCAGATCTGCAAAACACGAACGGGAGCCGGTCAATGATCACACGGCAGTGGAGCGAATTGTCTTCAATGGAAAAGGCCGAGGTCTGCCGGCCGTTTGCGGCAGAGGGCCTGAGCGGGGCGGAAATGGCGCTGCGCATTTCAGCGATGTATGGGCGGGTGTCGCGGAACGCGGTGATCGGCGCGTGCAACCGGAACGGCATTTTTCTCGGCAATCCGGTGCGGGGCAGGCGGGCCAAAGCCCCGTCGGCCAAGCCCAAGAACACTGCGCAGGCAAAAGCCTCGTATGCGGGCCCGCGCAAGACCACTAAAAACATCCGGAAAACCTATCCGCAGCGGGAGAGCCTGGCGGCGGCGGCCGGGATGAGCCGGGAGGAGCGGGAAGAGCTCAACGGCAGCAGCACGCGGCCTAGCGGGCCGGTTGCCTTTGCCGAGCTTGGGGCCCGGTCCTGCCGCTGGCCTGTCTGGGGTTTTGACGAAACAACGGAAAAAGGCGGGTTCTACTGCGGCGCGGCCTGCGCGGCGGATGCCGCCTATTGCCCGGCGCACAGCCGCCTGGCTTATGCCGCGCCGGTGCTTGTTGTCAGTGAAGACAAGGCCGCGTGATGGGGAAGCGGTCCAACTTTCAGCGGGTGAGGAACGAGTATTACCGGACGTTCGATCCGCGCGCGTGTGCGCCGCTTGGGCCGTTGCTGCAGCATTATGGCGCTACCGACTATGCCGAGCCGTGTTGCGGGCTGGGGGATCTGATCTGGCAGCTGAAAGGGCTCGGGCTCAAATGCCTTGCCCGCTATGACATCAACCCGCGCCGGCCGGGCATTCCCTTTGGCGATGCGCGGACGCTTTCAAAGGCGGATCTGAACGGGGCGGGCAACATCATCAGCAATCCGCCGTGGCTGCGGCCGATCCTGCATGCGCTGATCGCCCGGTTTGCCGCGATGGTGCCGACCTGGTTCCTATTCGACGCGGACTGGCTGCACACCAAGCAATCCGCACCGTTCATGGATTTCTGCACCGATGTTCTGTCGGTCGGCAAGCTGCGCTTTCTGCCCTGCACCCGTCAGGACGGCAAGGACAATTGCGCCTGGTACCGGTTCGACCGGGAGGCTGCGGGCAAGCCGACGGTGTTTCATGGGAGGGTGGGGTGATGGGGGCTTTGGTGCTGTGTCACGCGGACGTGTTGCTGAAAAAAGCGAACAAGTGTGAGGATCAGCCATCAGCAGAAGGAGAACGGCGATGATCGCTTTCGCTCAAAAGCTTCTGTTCCAGCCTGTAAATCTCTTCAGACATCGACATTCTAAATTCGTGGACGGCATTAATCACTGCACTACCTGCAGCTTCAATTCTCTCAAAACAACCCTTTTCGCCGAGCGACTTGAAGAAGCGAATTTGGTTTTCGTGGCTCTTGATAACATTAGCCTCGAGGCCGCGTTCACCAATTTCAGAAAAGAGTTTATACAAGTGAAGATAGAGCTCAGTGGTTTTCAATCGCAGGTTATTCCGTTTTTGGGAAACGGCAGGAATTTCATCAGCGTATCGCAACAGTCTGCTTTGTTCCCTGCTAATCTTGTCAACTACTTTGAGAAAAGCAAAAATTTCATCTTGCACACTTTGATTTCTCTCAAGTGGATCCGCTGCTTTGAAGAGCGCGAAATTTACTGCTGGTTGTTCCATCTTATACCGAAAAAAGTAGTTAGCCATTTCGTCTATTTGCGAGGACAAATTCAAATCTACTTCCCGGGCAAGCTGTATTCTTTCAACGGCGTTGGTTTGTTTTTTTTGCTGCATTTCAGCAAGCAGTGGTCCCAACTGTGTCAATCCAATCCAAATCGCGGCACCTCCCGCGAACCACCCACTCAATGCACTAATCCAACCCTGAAGATTAGACCAACCTCCAGTTGCAGCTCCGAGAAGTATTCCTGCGATAAAAATCGCCAAGAACATCATCCCTTTTGCAAAATCATCAGGTCCGATTTTTCTGATCATTCAGTTACCTTACAATGTGTGGGTGGTTGCACCTATTTCCCAAATCAGGAGGAGCTTACGACATTAGTTTTTGCCATTGACGAAGTCGGCGAGATTGGGTGGCTGAATGTCCTGTTCTTTTGCGCCGGGGATTGGGCGGAAAAGCGCATTGAGCATGATAGTCCGGTCTTTATCTTCGACCTTTCCTTCGCCAACGAGGCGTATGAATGTATTTGCCAGAACGCGCCGCTGGCTTGCATCGTCCGCCAAGATCATATTCTGAAGCGTGAATCGGCTGAAGAGTCGCAGTATCCAAGCGTATCCAAGAGCTGGAATTGTCACGAGGATGAGACTGCCAAAGGCGAATGGTTGGTCCCGTGGAACAAGCTTCGCAAATTCAGTGGTCAACCTGTCCCAATTCTCAATCACGAGGCCGACTGGCAACAAGATTGCCAAGACAAACACTGCTGCCCCAATGTAAAAAAGTCTCGTGTGCTGTGCGGCTTTGGTTTTCCAAAGTCGCATGGCTGTTTCAAGCACAAAACTCGCCTTGAATTCTTCTTTCGCATTTTCGATGTGTTTTGCACCATTGCTCTCGAGGTCGGTCAATATTTCGGTTTTTTTGCTTTCTATTTCATCAAATGCAGAAGATTTCCACTTTTCGAGATTCGTGACCAAGTCTTGAGAAAATTGTTCTTGTTGTTTGTCAACGAAATTGGCGATTTGATCCAAGGCCGACGTAAGTCTTCCTTTCAGTTCCGGACTTTCCTTATAGGCAAGTGCGTCGATAGACATGCGAATACTCGGGTAGTAAAAGCCATGGGACTTCAATTCCCTGGCGAGTTCACGGTTTCGAATGTTCAACTCAGTGTCTCTCGGAATTTCAATACCGGTGGTCTCGAAGAGAATTGCTGCAATATCGAATGCTGTTGGTTTAAGCCCACCTTTTTCGAATTCAATTTTTGCATGGTCTCCCAAATCGTCGGGATAATAGGGAATTGGTTCAAAGCCCGGGATAGAACTAAACCTAAAAAGTGCACTGAAATCTTCCTCAGTGGTTTCGGGAAAAAACGTTCGAATAAGAACGGTTGCTGCTGCGATGCCCAAATTCTGACCCTTGCTATCCAGCGTGTCTCCGACCGGAAGTTCTTTGCGGGTTTCGAGGAAAAAGTCGCGCCAAAAAACAGTGTGTTCAGCGATCATTGTGGTTTTCCATGTAGTAAGGTTCAAAGTTGCGGCATGTTCCCTTACAACTTGACGAATTTCCCAAATCAGCGCAAGGTGACAGGGTCCACGCGAAAAGGGTGTGGATCGGGGTTGAGAGCCCGTCTGACCGAAGACGCTCAGCGCGTCATGCACCTTTGCGGGCGCGTTTTTTCGTGCGCGTACTTACATGGGGTGCGCGCGCAACCTATGGCTGGGCGTGCTGGGGAGCCGAAAGGCTCGCCGGTTCCTTCGGGCCGGTCTCTCAACCCGGTACGTCCAGTCACCAGGGTGAGAGCTGTTGGCTGGACCTCATCGGTTAACCGAAGGAGACCGGCCATGTCCACGACAGGCGACGGGAGACGTGCGAGCGCGCGGGCCCGCGATACCCCAGACCGCTTATTCGATCTCATTTTGAAGCTGCAAGCCGAGCACTATCACCTGCAGGGGCTGCTCTGCGCGCTGGCCGTTGTCGTCAACGAGCTGCGCGAAACGCCGGAAGTCTCCCAACTCCCGGCCGTCACCGCCGCGGAGGCCTTGAGCGCCGCCCTGCTAAGCGCACAGGAGCATCATCTTCAATCGCTGGAGGTACTGGAACGGGCCCGGTTCGGGACGGAGGGGGAGGCGGTGTGATGAATTCTGGACTATTCGATATCAGGTTCAGTCCAGTCATCTGTTGGGTTGGCAACTACATCTGGCCAAAACAACAACATGCGGTCGGCGAATTCTCCCCAGCCTTCTCCTTCTTTTCGCTTTCCAACTTGACACGCGAGATGAACTGGCAACCCGCCAGGCATGGACTTTTCGTAGAACCACGTTTCAACAAACTTGCAGTTTTGCAGATCTGCAAAATCAAACCTGGTGCCAGAAAGCTCGGTGCGCTCGAGTTTTGCGTTTGCAAGGTTTGCGGAAAACAGCGACGCATTCTCAAGACTTGTTTGACCAAATACAGCTTTGTTCAAATTCGCGAAACCAAGATTCGCTCGTTCCAAGATAGCTTCTTCGAAAAAAGCATCAGTCAGGTCCGCTTCGCGCAAGTTAGCTCCATTGAGTTTCGTCCACCGGCAAGTGATACCAGAAAGATCTGCGGTACGCAGTATCGCATCGGTCAAGTTTGCATTGTCCAGTTTAGAGTTGGCCAAATTTGCACCGCGCAAATTCGCACCCGAAAGGTTGAGGCTTGTCAGATCGGTACGTTCGAAGAGCGCGAATCGGAAGTCTGGCCTCCAGTTGCTTCTTTGCTCGAGTTGTTTGGCTCGACGAACCGTTTTGCGCAACAGGCTTACATTCTCCAAGGCCTTCTGCTGGTCATGTGGGAGAGGAGCATATTGGGATTTACCCTCGTTGATTACTTCCCGGGCTTTGGAGTTTTCGCGGACGAAATCACAAAGCAGGTCCAGCACAAGAAGATAAGTCTCATCCGGGTCGCTCGCCGCCAGTTCCCGCAACGCATATATGCCGGCCAAACGGACGGACAACTCATCGCTTTCCAGCATTTGTGCGCCTCTCTGAAATCGATCGATCATCAATCCTACTTCGGACAACAAGTGCTGTTTGTTGGCAATGCGAGCTTGCTGGTGTGCCACCCACGAGCGCCAAACTGCGAGGTGCAGCGCGATCAGCGCCAAAAACAAAAGGCCGAAGTTCCGGAAAATGACAGATCGATCATAAATGCCATCGTTGGAACCCCAATATTCCCACGTCCACTCAATGTCATTCGCGCGGAGCAACAGCAGCATGAGACCGAGGCCGACAAAGCCAAGGACGATGCCAGAGACCAGCGCTTCCGGTGCTTTGAAGCCGGACTCCGTTTGTGTCACCGGTTCGGACTGCCGGTCCGCTGGGTCGAATTCGTTCATCAGTGTCGCGCCCAAAAAGTCTCTAAAAACAGGTTCATAAAACCAGAGCGTGCGCACCTCTGCAACCGGAGGGTGGCGGCATGAGCGAGCGGGCGATCATCTGGGCGGCCGGGCAGGGCCTGACAAGCCAAGCAGCGCGTGGCGTGCTGCAGGCCCTGGCAAACAGCCACGAGGAGGGCGGAATGTGCCTACCGACCGTGGACGTGAGCCGCATCGCGAAGATGGACCATTTCAGCTGCGTGTCGGCTCTGTGGTTCCTGCGCAACAAAAACCTGATCCGCGCCGAGGGGATCGGCGGGCTGATGTCCGTCACCCTTGGCTGTGATTTTGACGACAAACCGGCGCCTGTTTCCGCGTTGCCGCAGGAAGAGGAGGCCGCGACATGAGCAACAAATGTTGCGACCTTGCATGGGAGCGGAATTTTGGCTCGCCGCAGCGCAAGGTGATCGCCATGCGGCTTGCCGATCATGCCGACAGTGACGGGCGCGGCATCTGGCCTTCTGTCGAGCGTACGGCCGCCGAATGCTGCCTGTCTGTCAGAACGGTGCAGCGCGTGTTGAAGACCTTCGTGGAAGAGGGGCTTTTGAAGGTTGTTCACGAGGGTGGCAAAGGCCGGTTCGACACCCGTAGATACGACTTTGACATGGCTGTTCTGATCGCCCTGCCGCAGGCGGTCTGGGGAGACACTCTCCGTGAAACACTTGACAAAAATACGGAGGAAAATGACGCGCTTAAGGGTGACACGGTGACACCCTTAAAATCCGCTAAGGGTGTCACCGTGTCGTCTAAGGGTGACAGCCACGACGTCTTAGGGTGTCACCGTGACACCCAAACCGTAAGAGAACCGTTAGAAGAACCTTTAGATGATGATGATGCGCGTGCGGATGCGCGAGGGGGTGTTTCACGGAAAATCGACCCACCTCCCGAGCCACCCCCAAAATCGCCTCCTGAACCACTTCCCGATCGACCTCCGAAGAGCGATCTTCTGAGCCGTGGCAAACGGGTGTGCCAGGCGATGGGGATTGCCTTCGACGACCCGGGGTGGCGGGGCGACTTCACCGTGCTGGTGAGCTGGGACGCACAAGGTTTCAATTTCGAGCTGGACGTTCTGCCGGCGATCACCGGCGTGATGCACCGGCGGCGGCAGCGAACGCGGGAGCCGGTTGCCTCGCTCAGCTATTTCACCCGGGAAATCCAGGCAGCGCACAGGCGGCGGCTGGCACCGCCAGAGCCAGAGGGCGGCCCGCCGCCAAGCAGGCCTACAAGCTTTGACGATCAACAGAAAGCGAGGATTGAGGCGGCTCTTGCCGATGTCTTCGGATCGGAGGAAGAATGACGGTTTCACCGGTAAAATCTCAGTTCATCAGGCCGCTTCTGGGCGTGTTCCGCAAGACGCCGGGAACGGACGAAAACGGCTATTTCCAGCTGCTCAACGACAAGCTTTCCCGGTTTTCCCCGGAGGACCTGGCAGCGGCGGCCGAGCAGATCGCCCTGGAAGCGGAAAAGCAGACCTGGCCGATGCTGAAGGACTGCATCACGGCTTGCGAAACCGCCAAGGCACGGCGCCTGGCGGCCGAAAAAACGCAGGAAAGACCGGCGCAAACCAACCCTGATGCAGGGATGCCGGAAGAGGCGGCCATGCGGATCCTCGCCGCCGAAGCGCCTTCGCTGGCAGCCGAAGCCTGTGACGGGGACTGGATCGTCAATCTGGTGAGGTTCGTTCAGGCGCAAAAACGCATTCCGGATGGCCGGGAGATCTCGGATCTGCGCTCGGAAAAGACGCGGATTGACGCGCGGATCGAAGAGCAGGTCGCCTGTGCCCAGGGGCGCGGCGATCTCTCCGGGCATTTCGTCAATCTGATGATCGACGGCATCCACAAACGCCGGGCTTCAACGGCAGCCCGGATGAACGAGCTGCTGCAGGCGGCGTGAGCCAAAAACGTGCACCAACACCCCGTCTACCTGAAGGACCCAAGATGAGCGCGCAGAGGAAAAAGCTGAGCACCGAGATCGAGCTTCTGAAGGCGCTTGTCAGGGGTTATCCACTGCTGTGGTGTGTGGTTCATGCCAACCCGAAATGCGAGCGGCGGGCGTTCATGGGGCTGATCGAGGCGGGGGTGATCGCGCATCTGCCTGAGGAGAGTTTCGAGCGGAAGCAGCCTCGGTCGAAGAAGAAAATATCGCTGCAGAAGCCGATGTTCTGCCGCTATCTGTTCGCCGGGATCGACGTGAATGCCGGGCAGGACTTTTCCCTGGTGCGAAAGTGCGACGGGGTGGAAGGCATTCTATCGATTGAAGAAAACGGCAAGCCGTATCTTCTGGAAACGTCCGAGATGGTGTCGCTGATCGACCGGCTGAACACGGAAAAGCGCATTGCGGACGGCTCGTTCATCCAGGTGGGCAAGGTGCTGCAGCTGATCAAGGGCCCGTTTGCCGGCTTCGATGTGGAGATCACGGGATACGAGCAGGCGCGCGAAATGTTCCGGGGCGAGGTGAGTGTGTTCGGACGGCGGACAGCGCTGACGGCCTCTGTTGACGACCTGGGGCGTTGACCATATTTCTGAAGTCAGGACGATTCGTCGGATCCTTCGGACCTGATGCTGGCGCAAGGCCAGACGCGAATAGGCGACCGAAGCGGTGGACCCAGCCAACAAAAGACGCAAGATTTGCGGAGTTGGTGTGATGGGGTTCTATGGCGGGTCTTTTCAACAAAATACACCGATAGCAGATCGAAGTTTAAGCTAAGGTAGATATTGTAATCGCCACAAGTTGATGTTCCCAACGGTGATTGCGGATTATTGACTTCGGTATGAAGGTGGCAATGCAACCGTCCCGCAGAGTTGCGTTGTCAACGCGAAATACTTCTTGTATTCTCGGTTAGCTTGTATTTTGGAATAATTTTCGAGATGTTGTTGTACGCTTTTAACGAACCAACGCGAACAAAAGTAAAATACTTTTTAATTGGCGTTCTGACGGTATTTGCGTTGAGCCTCGCATGGCAAAAAACAATAGATATCATGCCGAAGAAACCAATGAGGGAGATAAAAATTCTGGTGCCGGAGATTGTCCCAGGGTTAGTCCCAGGCGCTCCAGTGAGGTTTGACAGAGTTAACATTGGAGCCGTTGAATCAGTCAATCGAACTCTCGCAAATCCGGATAGCACGGTTGTTTCTACCCGCGTAAATATTTCTGCCCCAATTAGAGAGAATACGGTTGCCGAAGTGGTAGTCAATTTAACGGGGCATGCGAGAATCGATTTGGTCGGAGGAACCGCCGATAGCCCGTTACTTCGAAATGATCCAAATGATATACCCATTTTTTACGCAGAAAGGATTCGATCTGAGTTTTTGATCACGTTGCCGTCTCATAACGGCTTGTTATTGGAATGGTTATCGCAGCGAAATGGAAACGAACTGGCTGCGTTGGTAGCCGCGCTCTGTGTTGTGCTTTGGACCTCAATAATCCTAATCCTTTATTGGATAAGGCCAACTTGGGTCATAGCCATGCATGAGAAGATGCCCGAGCCGTCAAGGATCAAAAGCGAAGCCAATTTGTTTGAAAAGGCGAGCTTCGGAACAGCCACGATTGCATGCTGGACGATATCCACGCTGCTAATGTTCTTAGCTTCTCGACCACGAGCACTCGATGCTTGGGTCAACGAAAAGCTGGTCGATGCACGACTGATTTTCGAACAACGTCCAAGTGCACGCGATAGGCGGATCGCAATCGATTTACCCGTGCGGATTGAAACGGTGCGTCACAACGAACCTTGGACAACAGTACGACAACTAATTTCGATGTCGTCACCTATGGCGGTATTGATTTCAGGACCCGGAGGTGCAGGTAAAACAACGCTCGCATTCGAGTTTGCACGGCGAGCGCTCGATACCACCGAGGGTCAGCAACTCGGACCGCATCCAATGATACCATTGCTTTTCGAGTTGGATGTGCCTGATGAAGTAGCTGCTGCTGATGAGTTAATTCCCTATATTGCGGGCATACTTCGCACTTCAGTTAACGAAAAGCGTCGGATTACAGTTCGACTGACGTCAGCTTTATTAAGAACCGGTCGCATTCTCCTTGTTGTAGATGGCATTTCAGAGCGCTCCAAGGAAACTCGTCGTGCATTCAACCCACAAAGACAGGGATTTCAGCCTCTGCGTCTTGTTGTGACGAGCCGAGATCAGGCTATGCCGGGAGTGAATACACTGATCGAGACTGAGAGCATTCCATCTGGCGCGCTATTCGACTTCGTTTCGGGTTATTTGAGAGAAATTGCGGAATGTATTGATCGTGAAGATCCAACTGAAGAGCAGATTTTTGAAGCGTGCGCTCAGCTTAAACGTGTACTTGGAGAAACGCCTTGCACTCCGCTACTCGCGACAATGTGGGCCGAAGAGATAGTGGCACCGCAGGGTAATTCTAACCCTCGCGGCGTCGCCAGCCTGATGGACAGCTACGTTCGACGGCTATTGCTTCCAGCAACTTCAAGCAACGAGGTTATGGTTGCGCAACTTACTAGAGACGCGGCCAAGATCGCTGAGCTTGAATTGGGCGAAAACTATCAGCCAAATTACATAACGCGCTCAGCCGCGCTCGAAGTGCTCCGTACACTAAACTCTACAGAACCAGAAAACAGGTTCGCTATCATGGAGAGGAGCCGCATCATCGAATCGCCCTCGCAGTCTGATATTGTCCGGATTTCTCCTGATCCCGTAGCTGAACATCTCGTATCGCGACTTAAGTTCGAGGAATTAGGAAGCGACGAGATAGCCTGGCGCGAATTGCTTGATGCGCTGAGAAAGCTTCGGTTACCCGACGGTTTTATCATGGCACTCGCTGCCTGCGCTGACGACGAGGTGCATGGACGGCGGCTTCCTCCGTCAATCCGCGGTCAGATGGAGAGTTTTCGGACAGATATGACCAAGCAAAAACAATAGCTTGAAGACCTTCACCAACAAAACCGCTCTGATACCCTTAGGTTCATTGACGGCCTAGGGACCGTATCCCATCGACTGCAAAACGGGGGGACTGAGCGTTTGATGTCGCCAGTCTGACCCTAAATTCAAAGCCTAAACTCGGCTAAATTCCTAAACTCAGCCCTAAACTCCTAAAGTCGCGCAACATGCCGGAGCGAGCCTGTGACAGCACACGCGGGCGAAAACGCCGTTGTCACCAAGGGCGAATTCGCCAAATTCATCAACGTCAGCCCTGGGCGGGTGTCGCAGTACATCGCCGAGGGCAAGATCTACGGCGATGCGTTGGTTGGAACGGGTCGCGGTGCGAAGATCAACAGGCCGATCGCGCAAGAGCAGCTGCGGCGCGTTCTCCATATCGGCCAGATGATCGGCAATGGGCTGGAAACGAACCTGACGGGTTTAGGGCAACCGGCAGAACCGATCTTCGACCAAGTGCCGCCGCAGAACGAAGAACCTAAGCCTGAATTGCCGGATCCGCGGGTTCTCTCGGTCGAGGACAAGCTCAAGCAGGAGCGGCTGTTTCAGGAACAAATCCGAAGCCGGAAGGCGTCAGAGGACGAAGAGGCACGCAAGGGCCGGTTCACGCCGACCGAAGAGGTCAGGGCCAGCAACACCCGGATTGCGGTCCAGATGATCCAGACCTTCGAAGGTTCCTTGCCGACCATGGCCGCGAAGATCGCCTCAAAATTCGAATTGCCGGTCCGCGACGTGCTCCACGAGCTGCGGTCCGAGTTTACCGAGATGCGCGGACGGGCGGCGGAAGCTTCCAGGGCGAAGGCAGAAGCCCTGCCGGCGACTGTTGAGACAAAGATCGGCGAGACGATGATGGAAGCAGCCGAGTGAATTGCCACGTTGCAGAGACCGCAAACCCGGAGCGGCTGGCCTATGACGCCATGGCAGATGCCTGGACGCCGCCGCCGAAGGTCGATTACCTGAAATGGGCCGAGGACAATATCGTCCTTTCCGAACGTGAAAGCCCGTATCCGGGACCGTATAACCGGGACCTCTTCGGCTATTTTGACGAGGTCCTGCGGGCGATGTCGCCGGATGATCCGTGCCGGATCGTGACGCTGAAAAAAAGCGCGCAGCTTGGCGGAACGGTCCTTGCCAACATCTTCTGCTGCGGCTCGCTTGAAATGGTGCCGGGCGATTTCCTCTACGTCCACCCGACAGAAGGCAATGCGCAGCGCTGGTCCAAGCAGAAACTGGCGCCGATGCTGAAAAACACCGCTTCGCTCAGGGAGTTGTTTTCACAAAAGAGCCGGGATGGCGGCGACTCGGTTCTTTACAAGGAACGGCGCGACGGCCGGGGTGCCATCCAGATTTCCGGCGCGAATTCTCCTGCGTCGCTCTCCATGGTGACCATGAAGAACCAGGTCCAGGACGATCTGGCGAAATGGGAGACAAATTCGGCCGGCGACCCGGAAGCTCAGGCGGATTCGCGCAGCCAGGCGCATGAATTTGCCAAGATCACGAAGATCTCGACGCCGATGGTTCTTCCCGGATGTCGGATTTCCCGGAACTATGAGGACGGCAGCCAGGAGCAGCCGTTTATCCCTTGTCCGCATTGCGGTCACATGCAGGTCCTTGAGTGGGACAACATGCTGGCCAACCTGGATGAAGAGCATCCGGAGCGGGCGCATTTCGTTTGTACCGGCCCTGAGTGCGGCGGGGTGATCGAAGAGCATCACCGGCCGGCAATGCTCAAGCAGCTGGAATGGCGTGCGGGCAATGAGAACGCGAAACGTCAGCACCGGTCCTTCTGGATCTGGTCGGCCTATTCGGTTCTGCAGACTTTTGAGCGGATCGCGCGGTCCTGGTTGAAGGCCAAGGGCGACCCGGCCAGCGAGCAGACGTTCATGAATGATGTCGTCGGGCTTGCCTATGAGGCCGCCGGCGACGCGCCTCCCTGGGAGGACCTCCGCGACCGGGCCGCGGTGTCGGAGTATTCCAAGGGGCAGATCCCTGCCGGTGCCGTGTTCATCACGCTCGGGATCGACGTTCAGGGCGATCGGCTGGAATGGCAACTTGTCGGCTGGGACCGGAATCTGCGCCGCTTCGTGATCGATTACGGGGTTGTTCCTGGCTATGTCGGCGAAAAGTCTACACGGGGGCTGCTCGATGCCTTGGTTGATAACGAGTGGATGAATGCGTACGGGCATCGGCTCAGACCCGACATGACCGCGATCGACGGCAACGCCTATACGACCGATGTCTGGGGATGGGCGAGGCGCTTTCCGGCGTCACGCGTGATCATGGTTCGCGGTGCCAGGTCGGAAACCGCTCCTCGGCTGCAGCGGGTCAAGCAGGAGTACAACGAGAAAACCGGCAAGGTGAAAAAGTATTCCCGCCGGTTCTACAATTTCAACAGCTCGATCATGAAACTCGGGCTCTACAAGAACATCCGCAAGACCGATCTGCTTGAGCCGGGTTTTGTCTCGTTTCCGTGTGGTCTTGATGACGAATATTTCCGTGGGCTGACGGCCGAGCGCCGGGTCGCGAAGAAAAACAAGGACGGGTTTGAGGTCTGGCGGTGGACAAAAGACCCACTGCAGGCAAACGAGCCGCTCGATACCATGAACCAGGCGGAAGCCGCGGCAACGAAACTCGGTCTGCGGTCCATGCCTGGCGCTGTCTGGGACGGCCTGGAGGCAGACCGCTGCACACAGGCAACCGAAGTCCAGCTCGACATGGAAGATCTTCCGCTCGCGCCGAAACCGGCTGACGAGCCGGCAAAGCTGAAAGACAATCCATTTGCACGTCTTTCCAAGTCCTTGAACGGGTAATCATGCGAACATCAGTGCCGTCCATTCCGCTCTCGGAAAATCTTCCGGGGCAAGCTCAGCCGTCTGCGCAGTTCCTGCGTCCTGACCGCAGTGGCTTTCTCGCCGGCTGGCCGCGGCCGATGCTGCGTGAGGCCTCCCAGGACGTGCGCCAGGCCTGGTCGTCAGTCGCATCGCGCGCGATTGAATCGATCCATAATTCGGGATGGATGAAAGGCGCGGTCGATCAAGCCGTAGGCGATACGATCGGAAACGGTCTAAAATTGACGCCGAAGCCGGACTGGCAGGTGTGTGGGTTCTCCAGCCAGGACGAAGCCGGCGAGTGGGCACGCAATGTTGCCGCACGTTTTCGGTCCTACGCGCGCAACCCGATGGAGTGTGACGCTCGCGGCAAGATGACCGTTGCCAAGATGGCGAAGGCTCAAATGCACTCCAACTTCGCGTTCGGGGAAGGCGTCGCGCGGGTCGTACTGCGCAAAAGGCCGAATTCTCTCACGCGCACGAAAATCCAACTGCTGACACCACTCCGGATCACGCAGGAGACCCGTGAAGAGATCCGATTGCACCAGGGTGTTTATCTCGATGCTGACGGCATGGCGATTGGTTATCGGGTTCGGGCCCGGCAGAATGGCTTTGACAAGACCGTCGATATGCGTGCGCGCGACAAGGACGGTCGTCCGCTGATCATTCACACGTTCGACGGCGATGCCGATCAGACGCGGGGAATCTCTCCGTTTGCGGCCATCCTGAAAGTGTTCCGGCAGGTCGATCAGCTTGCCGACGCCACACTTGTTGCTGCTCTTCTGCAGACCGTTTTCGCCGCGACGATCAAGTCAGACGCGCTCTCGGAGGAAGTTTTTGAAGGGCTTAGTGAAAGAGGTGACAACGACGGCAAATCCTCTCCTCCTACTGAATTGCAGTCGTTTTTCGATGCCAAAAGCGAGTGGGCGAAGGACTCCAAACTCGACCTAGGCGCGCACGGTAAAATCGCGCACTTGTTCTTCGGTGAAGAGCTTCAATTCCACAACACGAACCATCCGCACAACAATTATCTGCCGTTCATGCGGAACCTTCTGCGCGAGATCGCCCGTGCGATCGGCGTGTCTTATGAGGCGCTCGCCTTCGATTATGAAGGCGCGACTTATTCGAGCGTTCGCATGGGCATTGCTTCGCTGTGGCCGCAGGTCGTGGGGCGGCGTGAGGATCTGGTCGCGCCGTTCTACCAGGCTGTTTATGACGCGTGGTTGGAAGAGCAGATTTTCAATCGCTGGATCTCGTTTCCAGGTGGCTATCGCAATTTCCTTCGGGTTCGCGCCGCAGCAACACAAGCCGACTGGAACGGCCCGGCCAAACCGACGGCTGACGATCTGAAGTCGGCAAAATCCATGAGTGAACGCCTGGAGCGTGGCGTTACCAACCTTTCGATCGAGTGCAGTGAACTTGGATACGAGTGGGAAACCGTTGCCGAACAGCGCGCTCGCGAAACCAAGCGGTACCAGGACCTCGGGCTCTCGGATCCGCATGCTTCCAAAGGCTCGCCGCTGGCCGGCAAGAGCGAGGAAGACCACGAGGACTGCGACGACGGTGCAAACCGGAACCAGGACGAAGACGACGACAAAAAGGACAGTGACTGATGACCAGCCTCTTTGACGGCATCGACACGTCCGATCCCTGCCTGGTCTGGCCGGTGCTTCAGACCGCCTATTACAAGCTTGCCGCCGGCGAGAGCGAGGTCCGTGTCAGGTACCAGGAATTCGACGTTGCGGTGCAGCCTGCCAACCTGCAGGAGCTTGGCGCACTGATCACCAGGCTCAAGGGCGAGTGCAGCCGCAAACAGGGCATTCGAACCCGCTTTGCCATGCGCGGCGGATTTTAGGAAAGCGATCCCATGCCGGAAATCAACGAACTGAGCTACCTCCGTGCAGCTTCGCAGGTGTTCGACACGCCGTTGCTGCTGTCAGAAAGCCAGGGCCTTTTGATGGGCGAATATCTGGCCGCGCGCATGCTCGGCCAGGCAACGGTGGAGCCGCAGGGCAACCGGTTCCGCGGCGAGGAAGTGATTGAACCGGATGCGGACGGGCCGGCATGGCAGGGATATGCGCGGATCGGCAGCGTCGCCCGTATTCAGCTCATGGGCGAGTTGGTCAATCGCGGTGCCTGGATGGGGTCTTACTCAGGCATGACGTCTTATGAGGGTTTCGCCGAGCAGCTGACCAGGGCCGCAGCTGACGATGAAGTCTCGACCATTCTGCTCGATGTGAATTCACCGGGCGGTGCCGCTGCCGGCATGTTTGAAACCGCTCGCCTGGTGCGGTCTGTTTCCGAGCAGAAACCCGTGATTGCCGTCGTAAACTCTCTTGCCGCTTCTGCCGCATACGGGCTTGTCAGCGGTGCTTCAAAGATCGTCATGACCGAAAGCTCGGAAGTCGGATCGATCGGCGTTCTCTGGCTGCATTTCGATCGCAGCAAGCAACTGGACAGTCGCGGCGTCAAGGCAACCATCATCCATGCCGGTGCGCGCAAGGTCGACGGTCATCCGTTCGGGCCACTGGAAGGTGACGCGCTGTCCTCGATCGAGGGTCGGATCAACTCGATTATGTCCCGCTTTGTGTCCCTGGTTTCCGGGCACCGGGGACTGGAGGACGCGGCGATCCGTGACCTGGAAGCCAACACACTGTTTTCGGACGAGGCGATCTCGGCCGGTCTTGCCGATGAAATCGGCACATTCGACGAGGTCCTTGAAGATCTTTCCCGCGCCCGCGTCGGGCGCACAATCTCGCAGCAAAGGAGACTATCCATGAGCGGGAACAACCAGCAGCCCGATGCATCAGCTTCGGGCATTACACAGGAGCAGCTCGATTCTGCCGTTGCCACGGCACACCGTGAAGGTGAAAAGGTCGGCGCGGTTGCCGAACGCGGTCGCATCAAGGCCATTCTGGACGGTGAAGAGGCAAAGGGCCGGGAGGATCTCGCCCGTCACTTTGCCTTTGACACGGACCAGAGCCCGGAGGCCGCAACTGCCGCACTCGGGAAATCGCCGAAGGCCAAGGTCGAGACGAAAGAAGACGAGGACTTCGCGTCCCGCAAGGACAAAGCGTCCGCTGACGCCGATCTTGACCTCGGCGGACCGGTCAAAACCGAAAAACAACGCTCCGGCCTTTCCAGGGCGGTCGACCGGTTCGTTCCCGCCACCTGATCCAGTATTCGCGTTTCACGACATCTGACCTCGACCTGATCCGGGCCGGGGAACACCTTTACTCGGCTGATTGAAAGGGATTTCAACATGCTGCCGCACTACACAATGACCCAGCCGAAGGGTCTGACTTCGGTTCTGAAATGGGAGGCCAATCCCGACTTTTCGCGCGAAAGTGCCGTTCTGCTTGCAGGCAGTGGCGCTGTTCGCACCATTGCTGTCGGCATGATCGTTGCCATGCTGGCAACCGCGAGTGCGACCACTGCGTCTGTTGCAGCCGATGCCGGCAACACCGGCAACGGCGTCATGACCATGTCGACGCCCGCCGTCACCAGTGCGGTGAAAGAGGGCATCTACAAGGTGGTTTGCACCGACCCGGCTACCAATGGCGGCACGTTCGAGGTCACAGACCCGAACGGAGATTCCGTCGGCACGGCCAAGGTTGGCACGGCCTTTACCAAGCAGGTGCGGTTCACGATCGCGGACGGCGGCAATGACTTTGCGGCCGGTGACCGCTTCGAGATCACCGTCACCGGTGCGGACATCAATCCGAATGCCGGCAAGGCCGTTGCCTGGGACCCGACAGCGTCTGACGGGTCCGAGGTTCCCTGGGGCATTGCCGCGACCGCGGCAGAGGCGCTTGACGGTGTTGATCTCGATATCGGCCTCGTCGTGCTTCGCCGGGATGCGCTTTGCTTTGCCAATGGCATCGTCTGGCCGGACGGGGTGACCGATGCGCAGAAGGCGGTCGCCCTGCAGGACCTCGAGAAACAGGGGATCGTGGTCCGCACCACGTAACCCGCCGAGGAACCAGACCAAGGAAACCGGGGCCGGCACAGCCGGCCTTTTTCATGAATTCCGGCTGAGCCGGATCCCACCAGGAGTGAAAGGCTATGCCGGAAATTCTCTTTCCCTATTCGAATGTCGAGCTGACCGAAGAGGTCAACCGCATTCCAAACAACTTCGGGATGCTCAATGCGCTGAATATTGCGCCGAGCGAACTGATGGCGTCACGCTTTGTGCGCATTGACTTCCGCGACGGCCAGCTCGTCGTCCTTGCGGCCGATGAACCGGGCGCACCGGGCCAGATGTCCGAGCAGGACGATGTCAGCGGCACGATCCTCTTGATCCCGCATTTCCCGCATCTTGAAACCATCAAGGCCGAGGACCTGGTCGGCGGCGTTGAAGTGATCAACGGTGTCATGAATGCCCGGAACCTGAGCACCGAGTCAGCGCGCCGCCTCAACACGATCCGGGGTCATCACGCGGTCACGCTGGAATATATCCGCATGGGCATGCTTCGCGGCCTGATCAAGGATGGCAAGGGTCGCACTATGTACGATCTGTTCAGTGTCTTTGGCCTCACCAAAAAGACCATCGACTTCAAGCTTGGTACCGCCGGCACCAACCTTGTCGAAAAATGCGAGGAGGTGATCGACCACGTCCAGACCAACCTGAAGGGTGAGACCTCGACGCAGATTGAAACTGTCGTGTCGCCGTCGTTCTTCAATCGCTTCGTTTCGCATCCGAATGCGGAAAAGTTCTGGATCCAGACACAGCAGGCATCCAGGCTTCAGGACTTTGAACGCGAACGCCTCGGCGGCAACTGGGGCCGTGTTTTCGAATTCGGGCAGATCCTGTTCCGCGAGTACAAGGGAACATTCCCGGTTCGCAACACGGCAGGTGCGATCACATCCGAGCCGATCGTCGAGGCAGGCAAGGGTCACGCCTATCCTGCCGGCACGCAGAACCTGTTCCGCACTTACCAGGGGCCGGTTCATCACATCGACATGGTCAATGTTGCGCCTGATGCTTCCGATCCGATCTATGTGTCGAGCAAGGTTCTGGACCACGGCGCGGGCGTTGAGATGAAATCTCAGTCCAACCGCATCGCGGTCTGCAAGCAGCCGAATCTCGTCGTCGAAGTCTTTTCTTCGGACTGATTGGACGCAGATGCGCTCTGATATCGCAAAAAGAGCTGTCGACGCTGCCTTTGAACGGCTTGGTGTCGACAGCCAGTACGGGTCGACACCCTGCAAGCTCCTGTTCGAGAGCGACGATGACGTCGGTGTCGGTATGGGGGATTTTGTCTCCCGGCCGGTGGGGCGGGAAACGATTTATCTTGTTCGTGCAAGTGAGGTGACGCCGGCCGAAGGCGGAGCGTTCGAGGTCAACGGCGAAACCCACAACATCGTTGCCAAGCCAATCCTGAAGGACAATGCCAGGCTCGTCTGGCGTTGCCGCGTAGCTCTTTAATACACCTCGCCCATATCTAGCGAGCGTCGAACAGCTGAAACAGGAGATTGGCCTTTGAATGTCAATGCAGCTGATGGAATATTGTCGAAACAAACGTTTGGAAAAATTACTTGACCGAAAACATATCAATTTGCCAGCGAGAGGAAAGTTAAAGGTGACAAGAAAAATTTGCATTATCTGTGTAGTTTTGTTTGCCTTTTCTTTAGGGTCTATGTTTGTGATTGGTTTGATATTTGGTGGTCAACCAGAGATTCCAGAAATTGCAAAAGTTGTTTTTGATTCACTTGCAGTAATTATCTTTCTTACATTTTTCCCGGGCCCGGGAAGTTTTCTTGTGTCGATAGTTTACGTATCTACCATGAAAAATGACTCGATTTATTCGAAGTCAGCGAAAAGTAGTCCAGTATATTGGTTGATTTGGCGAGAATACAGAGACTGACAAAAATTCAGAAGTATTCGAAAATAGAACCGTGTGTATGCGCTCATCTCTTGTCAGGTGGCGTTCACTTTGGTTGTTGAAATCTGGATCTAAATGCCTGAAATCAAACTTGCCCTGGTCGGAAACCTGCAGAAGGAACTCGACCGGCAGACCAACGAAATTGCGAGCGCTATTTATGAGGCGACTGACGACGTTGCGGTTGCAGTAAAGAAACGGTTCCGGCAGCAGGTCACCTCTGCCGGTCTCGGCAACCGGCTGGCAAAGACCTGGCGTCACCGGACCTATCCAGGCCGCAACGTGCTGACCCTGGAGCCTGCGGCGCTGATCTGGTCGAAGGCACCGCAAATCGTGTCGGCGTTTTCGTCGGGCGATCCGATCCGCTCGACCAGGCCGGGCGGTTTCCTGGCCATACCTACCGATTTTGCACCAGCCACCCGCAAACGCGGCGCCCGTGGCCGGCGTATGTCCATGGAAGACTTTTTGGAGACCTTCGGCCTCGACAGCCTGAAGGTTTTCCCAAAACCCGGCAGCGGCAACCGGGTTTTCTACGCGATCGCTGAAAAGGGCTTCAGAAGATCGGGTGGCAAAAAGCGCAAGTCCCGGATTGTGAAAAAGGGCGGGCGTTCAAAGTCCCAGCCGGTTCTGATGTACGTGCTCGTCAAGCAGGTCCGGCTTGCCAAACGGTTTGACATTGATTCCGTCGCAGCGATCGCCGAGCGGCTCTATGCCCAAAGGGTCGTTGCGGGAATTTCGAAAAGGCTCGGTCAATGAATTCCGATACGGCCCTGACAGCTCTCCAGACCGTCCTGACGACGCTTGCCGCGACGCAAACGTCCATTCCGTCGGTTCACCGGAACGAACCGCTGGAACAGATGCTTGAAGCACTCGAAGGCGGCGCGAAGGGCTTTGCCAACCTGATCGACGGCGACATTCGTGTCGATAACACGTTGATCGGCGGTGGTTCGGTTTATGAGCTGACACTGCTGCCGCAGCTTGAAGTGATCGTCAGCGGTGACACGGACGCCGATCGCAGGGCCGCGCTCTCGGCGATCGTCAACGCAGTTGCCGCGGCGATCGACACCGACCCGACGCTTGGTGATGCCTGTGAAAACAGCCGCGTTGCCGGCATCCAGCGCAGCGGCCTTGTGACCGACGGGGTGCCGAACCTTGCCGGGCTGATTATCGCCCTGGAGGTCGAGCTGACCTCGGACCAACCCTTCTGACCACTTCATAGGTGACACATGACCGCGAAGCGAACGACGGCCGCGCCGAAGGCGGGCCACTTTGTGCTGCTTGAGGACCACGGCGACCAGGTGCGCGGCAAGGTTCTCTGGCTTGAGCCGGACGCCATCAAGGCGCTTGACGGAAAGATCCGTCCGGCGAGCGAGCGCGACAAGTCCATTGCCGCAGTGAGCGGCTGATCCAAAGGAGCATCCCATGGGAACGACAGCCAAACCGCGCGGCAAGACCGCGAACCTCCTGTTCGGCACGCAGACCGCGTTCGATACAGCTGCGATCGGCAACTATATCTCGACGTTCTTCTATTCAGAGAACCTCGGGGAATCCGAACCGTTCGAGCAGAACCCGCTGATCGGCCTGGCGCGGAACAACAACCGCGATGCCACCGAGCCGCAGCCGGGCCTTTTGACGGCCTCCGGCGACATCGTCGTACCGCTCGACGCAAATCACTTTCCCTATTGGCTGACCATGCTGTTCGGCGCGCCGGTCACCAGCGGGGCAGGGCCTTACACACATGTGTGGACGTCCGGCAGCGAAGAACTGCCCTGGCGGACAATCGAAGTTGAAAAGCGCGCCGGCGCAGCGTTCTACCAGAACATTGGTGTCGTCACGAACGGCTTCTCTCTGGATGCGACCCGTGGCGGGGGCTTCCGCCAGGTGACGCTGAACTGCCTTGCGCGCAACCAGGTCAAGCTCTCCAGCACAGGCGGAGGCTCGCCTGCGGCGATGGTGCCGACATCCTTGCTGCCGGCGTCGCAGGGGCTGTTGCGGGTGAACAGCGTTCTTGCCGGCAACTTCCTCGGTGCGTCGATCAACTATCAGAACGGCTTTTCTGAAGACGGTTCGATCAACGGCACCAAGTTCGTCGCCGGGTTCGACCTGGACGACGAGGCGCAGCTAACCGGCAACGGCCGGGTCCGGTATGTCGACGATACCTATTTCGACATCATGAGTGCCGGGGATCCGGTCGCGCTCGAACTGGAGTTTGGCGAAGCTGCGGACGCAAAGATCAACTTTGCAATGCCGGCGGTGCGTTTCGACCGGGCACCGTTTGCGCCGATCAACGGTCCCGGCCGTCTGGAATCGGAATTCGGGTTCCGCGCCGAGCAAACCACCGGTGCACCGATGCTCACCGTGACCGTCACCAACAATGTCGACAGCTATGCCGTTTAAACCGACCGAGTTTTCGTTCGAGGACCGCGCCGTTGAGTTTCCTCACGGTGTGGTCCTCACCATGCGTCCGGCGAACTCCATTGACGTCGACCAGGCGCAGGCCGAATCCAGCCGTGCGATCCGGGAAATGATCCTGTCGCGCAATGCGCTCACTGTTTACGGCGTGCCGCAGAGCCTGATTGATCATGATCTGCGCCTGGAACCGGAGGCGGATGGCGAAGACGAGACGGACGAGGAGCAGTTTGTTGCCGACCGTTTCCGCAACTTTCTGGGTCTGTCTTCCTTCATTGCCAGTGTGCTGCTGTTTGAACAGCTCGTCACGCAGTGGGAGAACGTTGCCGGCGAGGATGACGAACCACTTGCGATCAACCGGACGACGATCGGCCGGTTTCTGCTTCACCCGGACATGAAAAAGAAGTTCGATTCCATTGCCTATTCCGTCCAGTTCGCGGTTCGAGAAGAGGGAAACGGATCGGCCGTCTCGCAGCCTGGTTCGGGCGAGGCGGAGGACGATACTGCGAAGGCTGCAAAGAGCTGAACCAGAATTGCGGGCAGAAATGCCCGATCGAGAAGAACCAGCCGCAAACGGGGCTCGGTCATCTGGCCGTGCGGCTGGCGACGGGGGCAGGGGTGTGGCGCCAATCCGACCAGGACGGACGTCGCACCGGCCTCCTGATCGGCGAGGCACTTGCCCGCGCCGGCGACCTTTCCGCATCGGAGGCAGGCATCGTGTCGGACTTTCTCGTTCAATACGAAACTGCCTTCCTGAAATCTTTCCAGGAACATCACGGAGCTGACCATGAGAGGTAGAATGCCAGAAGTCGGCATTCGGCTTGCCGCTGTTGACGGGAAGGTCGTGCGGCGTGAGTTGCGCAAGTTCGGCGCGGAGGGCGAAGAGGCCTTGCGCAAGATCGAGCGTGCCAGCAAACCGGCCAGGCGCAGCCTGAAGGCCGTCGATGCTGCTGTTGACGATCTGAAGACCAGTGCGGCCGGTCTGTCGGGCAATCTCGGCGCTGCCGGCGCAGGGCTGCGGGCCATGGGACCTGCAGGAGCTGCGGCTGCCATTGGCATCGGTGCCCTGGCGCTCGGTTTTACCAAGATCGTGACGTCATCGAGAGATGCCGCTCGATCGATCGCCGAGATTGGCGATGCTGCACGCCGTGCCGGCATTGACGTTGAAGCCTTCCAGGAACTGCAGCTTGTTGCCGACCGGAACCGGATTTCCGTCGATGCCCTGACCGATGGCATCAAGGAACTGAACCTGCGCGCGGATGAATTCATCTTCACCGGCGTTGGACCGGCGGCCGAAGCGTTCCAGCGGCTCGGCTTCACTGCAGAGGAACTGAAGGAAAAACTCAAGAACCCGTCCGAACTGCTGGTCGAGATTGTCGAGCGCCTGCAGGACTTCGACCGGGCAGCGCAGATCCGGATTGCTGACGAACTGTTTGGCGGGACCGCCGGCGAACGGTTTGTGGAGCTGATCGACCGAGGTGCTGACAACATCCGGCTCATTGTCGAGGAGTCGCGTGAGCTTGGGCTTATCCTTGAGGATGAGGTTGTGAAGCGGGCCGAAGAGCTCGACAGCGAGCTGACCAAGGCTGCGCAGACTGTTGACCGGAACCTCAAGCGCGCATTGATTGAGGCTGCTCCGGCAGCGCAGGCTTTGAGCGAGTTTTTGGCAACGGCATTGGCCGGGTTCAGCTCTCTGATTGATTTGACGCGGCAGGTCGAGGACCAGGCGACTGTTCGGGTGCAAACGCAGCTCAACACATTGTTGAACGAACGGTTCGAACTTCTTGGCAAAATTGAAGACCTGGAAATCCGGACGCAACGCGACTCGCGCTTTGAACCGCAGCTGAAAACGGCGCGTGATGATCTTGAGCGGATTGACGAGGATATCCGCCGGCGCCGAGACATCCTTGATCGCCGAAACGGGTTCTCGGAGGACTTTGTTTACAATCCCGAACCGGAAGCTGGTCCGGATCAGGAGCGGGTCTTCCAAGCCGAGGAAGAGCGCAAGCGCCTTGAAAAGGTCGCCGAGACCTGGATCAACAAGATCACGCCAGCGGCGGACAAGTACCAGGCAACCCTGAAGGACATTGCCGCGGCTGAAGAGCAGGGCCTGCTCACGGCAAGCCAGGCGGTTGACGCCCGGTCGAGGGCTGCTGATGATTATCAAAAGGTCGTCGACAAGCTGAACGCGACCGGCAGCCGCGAACTGGAAAAGCGGCTCGCCGAAGTCAAGAAACTGATCGAGGCCAGCCGGACGCCCGCCGAGGAACTGGCTGAGCGGCTGCGCCGAATTGCCGAACTGGAAAGCGAGGGCCTGTTTGCCCGTGCCGGCGGCAATGCCAACGATGCCCGCGCGAAGGCGATGCGCGATTATGCAGCAGCAACGGATGACGCTGCAGCTGCCCTTGAGCGGCTGGATGAAATCGCCTCCGGCAACGGACCGAGCGCTTATGCGGCGCAGCTGGTTGTCGCCGAACGGCGCACGAACGATCTGCGTGAGGCCACCGAACCACTGCGCGAAGAACTCGCTGATGGTCTGGCCGATGCGATTGTCAACGGTGAAGAACTGTCGGACGTCCTGGAACAGCTTGCAAAGCAGATCCTGCGGGACTTCCTGTCGGGGCAATTCAATTTCCTGCTTGGAGGACCTCAGCCGACCGATTTCCTTTCCCGCCTGTTCAGCACGATCACGGGTGGAAGGTTTGGTGGCGGTTCCGGTGGAAGTGGCGGAGCCGGTTCTGTTGGCACGTATAGTCCGCCTGTCGCAGCACCGGCAGGATCGCCCGCGGCATCGGCGGTGTCCTCGGCGATCGCGCCGTCAAGCGGCGGCTCGGTCGCCACGCAGGTCTGGCAGTATTTCCTCGGCAAGGGCCTCCAGCCGCACCAGGTCGCGGGCATTGTCGGAAACGTCCATGCGGAAAGCGCGTTCAATCCGTTCGCGATCGGCGACGGCGGCAATGCGTTTGGTCTCTTCCAGCACAATGACCGTCGCAACAACCTGTTCGACTTCATTGGAGGTCGCCAGAACCTTGGCAATGTCAAGGGCCAGCTGGACTTTGCCTGGCATGAATTGCAGACGAGCGAGGGCCGGGCGTTCCGGGATCTGCTCGGCAGTCGAAACGTTCGCGAGGCAACGGCTGCGTTTGGTGGATTCGAGCGGCCATCCGGATTTTCCTTTGGCGATCCCGAAGCCATGCACAACTGGACCGGCCGCCTGCAGGCCGCCGAAGAGGCGCTCAACGTCTTTGGCGGTGATCTGAACACGGCGTCCTCCAGTCTGACCCGGTTGGACGGCGGGCTTGCCAAGGCGGTCGGCTCGCTTGCGGACGGCAGCGGCTCACTGGCGAGCACGGCGAGCGACTTTGCCGGTCAGTCGAAGGAACTTGCAGGATCAATGACCGAGGGGCTGCAGAACGTGCTCGGTGGTCTGGGTGACGGTGCCGGCGGGACTGGTGGCGGTGGTGGTTTTGGAGGGCTTCTTTCCGGTCTGCTTTCCGGCATCGGCAAGATTTTCGGCTTTAACCGCGGCGGGCCAACTGGACCAGGCTCAGACAGTGATGTCGCCGGCGTCGTTCACGCGAACGAATATGTGTTCAGCGCGCAGGCAACACGCCGGATCGGTGTCGGCGTCCTGGATCGGCTTCACAGCAACTCGCTGAAAGGGTTCCGGTCCGGTGGCCACGTGGCGCCCTTTGCCACGCCTTCCGGCATGTCGACCTCGCGCCGGGGTGCTGCGAATGACGACCGGGTCAAGATCGAGATGCACAATTATTCCAACTCGCAGGTCAAGGTTGAAGAAGAGAAGGACGATCGGGGCGGGCGCAACATCAAGTTCATCGTCTCCGAACGGGTCGCCGATGCCCTGACGACACCAGGTGGCGCCGCGCCTCGGGTGCTCAAGCAGACCTTCGGCACCAAAAAACAGAGGGTCAACAGATGATCCCCATATGGCCGCCTGAATTGCCGAAGCCGCAGCGCGCTGCGTTTCAAAAGCAATACCAGGACCCGCGCATTCGCAAACGCGCGGAATCCGGGCCGCCCGGATATCGCCGGCGTTATTCCTCTGTCGGGCAGCTTGTCTCGCTCAGCATCAAGGTGACACGCGATCAGCTGGCGGTGTTTGAAAACTTCCATCAGACCGATACCGCGCTCGGGTCGTTGCCGTTCGTGATGCCGGATCCGATCACCGATGGCTGGCCGCTTCTGACGCCTGATGGCGAGGCACTTCTCGGACCGGACGATGAACCTCTGCTGATTGCAGCGCACTGGCTCTGCCTCTTCGGCGAGGCCATGCCGGCCGTCAGCAAACCGGGACTGCACTTTGTTGTCGCGTTTCCCGTTACGGTGATGCCATGAGGCGGATCTCGCTGAACCAGCGGCTTTCCCATGATGCGCACACAACGGAAGAAATCGAAGCCGCGCTGTTTCACATTGAACACGAGGACCTTTCAGATCCGGTTCGATTGTCGACGGATCCAACCGAACGTTTGAGCGACGATCCGCTCGCATACGGCACAAGGTCCACCTTCAACGGGGCGAACCCTGTCTCCCAGCCGTTCCAGTTTGTGCTGGTGTCGACCGACATGCCGAGCGACCTGGAAGAGGCGCCGGCTGAAGCAACGCTCGTGCTTGAAAATGTCACCAGGGGCATTGCCGATGTCCTTCAGATGATCACCACGCAGGCCAGCGTCCACATGGCGCTGGTTCTGGCGTCATCACCGAACCAGATCGAGGCGGAGTACCGGGACCTGAAACTCGTTCGGGCCGAGGGCAACGCCGCCGAAATCACACTTTTCCTGAGCCGTCAGCCGATCGAGGAAGAAAGCTTTCCGTCCGTCCGCATGACCAAACAACGCTTTCCGGGACTTCACAGATGAGTTGGAGCAATTCTTACATCGGCATTCCGTTCGAGGCGTTCGGCCGCGCGCACACCGGCTGTGACTGCTACGGCCTGGCGGTGCTGATCTATGCCCGCGAGCTCGGCATGCAGTTGACGTCCTATGTCGGCGATTATGTCAGCTGCGATGAACGCCGTGAGCTGGACGGCCTGTTCTCAAGCGCAATCGATCTTGGACCGTGGCGCAAGGTCGAGGGACCTGCCGAGCCGTTCGACATTGCCTTGTTCCGGATTGGCCCGACCGCGGCCCATTGCGGTGTCGTCGTTAGCGACGGCCTGATGCTGCACGTCCAGGGTGAAGACCAGGCCAAGGTGGAAAGCTACAGGGCAGGGGCGTGGAAACACCGGTTGCTGGGACACTACCGGCACCAGGATCGTCTCGGGAGGTTGGATGACTGACATCGTTCCCGTTCTTGCCGCACCGCTGATTGATCCAGGTGCCGGCCGTGTTGATTTGGCTCTGCCGCAGGGCTTCACCCTTGCGGAGATCGTCGCGACGGCGTTGCCGGAAGCTGTCGGGGAAAATCTGCCGATCCGGGTGATCCTGGTCACCGACAAGGGCGCGGTTGCGATCGCGCGCGACAAGTGGCAGTTCGTGCGCCCGCGTCCGGGTGTGCGGGTCGTCATTCGCGTTTTGCCGGGAAAGAACGCCCTTCGCTCGATCCTGCAGATCGTTGTGGCGATTGCCGCGATTGCAATCGGTGCTTTCTTTGCGCTGCCGCTTGCGGGTGTCCTGGGAATATCTACCGGCCTGGCGCAAGGTATCCTGACATTCGGTGTCACGGCGCTCGGCAATCTCCTGATCAATGCCCTTGTGCCGCCGGCCAATCCTGAGACCGCAGCCACATCCGACAGCGAGACCAACCGATCCTATTCGATCAGCGGCTGGAAAAACCGACTTGCGCCTGATGCGCCGTTGCCGGTTGTTTTCGGAACGCATCGGTTTGCTCCACCCTTCGGCGCGCGGTCTTACACCGAGATCGTTGGAGACATTCAATATCTCCGGTCGCTCTTCCTGTTTGGACCAGGTCCGGTGAAGCTTTCCGATTTCAAGATCGGAACCACGGATCTTGATGAATATGACGAGGTGGAAATCGAGGTCAGGGAAGGGCTCGCGACTGACGATCCGGTGACGCTCTATCCGCGCCAGGTCATCGAAGATGCCGCAGGCAGTGACCTGACACGACCGCTGCCTCGCAACGATGCCGGCAATGTCATCGCCGGACCAGTCACCGAGGAGCGTGTGGTTCGCTACTCCGCAGCCAACGGCACGGGGGCATCGGTGCTGGTTTCGTTTCCAGGTGGGCTCTTCAACTATGACAATAACGGCAACCTTCAGTCGCTCGCCGTTTCCATCCGGATCCGGTACCGGGTGCAGGACAGCGAGGATCCCTGGACCGATGTCACGACACTGAATATTTCCGCGGCAAAGCGCGAGGGGTTCTACCGGCAGCACAGCTGGGACTTTCCGGCGCGCGGCCGATACGAGATCGAGGTCACCCGGATGACGGACGAGCGGACCAGTTCGCGGGTCCAGGACCGGTCCGTTCTGGTCGCGGTCCAGACGTTCCGGCCAGAATATCCGATCAACTATGAAAAGCCGCTTGCGCTGGTTGCCGTCCGCATCAAGGCGACCTACCAGCTGAGCGGCGCGCTCGACAATTTCAGCGCCCTTTGTTCAAGGGTCTGCCCGGATTGGGACAAGGTCAGCGGCACATGGATCGAACGGGAGACGACCAACCCGGCGTCGCTATTCCGATATGCGCTGCAATCGACCGTCAATGCCTATCCGGTCGCAGACAGCGGCATCGATCTGACACAGCTCGCCGTGTGGCATGAATACTGCGAAGCCAAGGGACTTGAATTCAATTTCGTTCTCGACAGCAATCTGGCCTTGCTGGAAACGCTTCAGTTGATTGCAGGTGCCGGCAGGGCATCGCCGCGCCATGATGGTGTGGTGTGGGGCGTTGTGGTCGACAGGCCGCAGGACCTGGTGATTGATCACATCAGCCCGCGCAATTCCGACAGTTTCCGATGGCAGCGGGCTTACCTCAATCCACCCGATGCCTTCCGGGTGCCGTTCTTTGACGAAACCAACGATTATGAACCGGCCGAGCGGATCGTTCCCTGGCCGGGTTTCTCGGGCGACATCACGCTGACTGAAGAAATCGAGCTGCCGGGAAAAACCGATCCGGACGAGATCTGGATTGAAGCGCGCCGGCGTCAATACGAGCTGATCCATCGCCCGAACGCCTATAGCGCCTTGCAGGATGGGGCGGCCCGTGTCGCAACCCGCGGCGACCTTGTCATGGGGTCCTTTGATACGCTCGAAGAAACGCAGGTTGCTGCGCGTGTTGTCCATGTTGAGGATCGCATTGTTCTGCTCGACGAACAGGTCATCATGGAAACCGGCGAGGATTATGCAATCCGGTTTCGTTCTGGCCTTTCCGAGGTCGACACGATCGGAACATCGACCGTGCGCAGCGTCATCACGGTCGCCGGCACGACGGACGCCGTTACGCTTGCGGGCAGTGGATTGCTGCCGGCCGAAGGCGATATCGTTCATTTCGGCAAGGCCGTTTCGGAAAGCCGGGCACTGATCGTCAAAGGCATCGAGTCGGGCGAAAACTTCACCAGCCACGTGACCATGATCGACGCCTCGCCAGAAGTCGACACGCTGACCGATGCTGAAAGCCCGCCAACCTGGTCAGGTGTTGTCGGCAGTGAACTCAGCGATCCGCTCGCGGTTCCGTCTGCACCCGTTTTCACCGCGGTTCGCACCGGCCTGGTTGGAACGGGCAGCGTGGACGGGCTTGATGTTCTGATTGCACCGGGCGGTGGCAGCTCGGCGATCATCGGGACTTTTGAAATCGATCACCGGAAGACCGGAGACGTCATCTGGAGCACCGTGACAATTTCCGCCGGTGACGGTGGATCACCGATATCCGGATATCTCAGTGGCGACAATGTTGATTTGCGTGCTCGTGCCCTGACGCCGAACGGAACGCCGGGGCCGTACAATTCGATTGCAGCGGTAACGATTGGGGAGGAAGACGCCGACTTGCCGATGCCGCTTGGATCCGGCAGCGGTGTTGTCGGGGCTGCCGCGCATGCCACCATCACGATCGTGACGCAGAACGACGACAACGTCGTTAGTGTCAATATCTATCGGCTGGCTGCGGGCGGCACATTGGACCAGCCGAACCATCTGATCGGCACGCATGCCGTGACCAAGTCGTCGACGCTGGTGATTACGGACGGCGATGCGACCGGCCAGGACACCAGCCTGCTGCCGGCAGGCGATTATGACTACTACCTCGAACCGCAGAACCTTGACGACCAGGCGGGACCGATCGCCGGGCCGTTCACGGTCACTGTTACATAGGAGAGACCCTTGGGCGTTAAAACGGACAATCTACCTTCGGCCTCGGTGGTCAAGGAAGTGGTGGCTCATGTGGAAACGGCCGGCGTCAAGTCGCTGGCCACGATCTCCGTTGAAAAGCTGGTAACGCAAGTTGGTGCGGGTCTTTCTGAAGACTACACCACGCTTGCCGAGTTGCAGGCCGATCTGGACTGGAACGCCGGCGCGCTGGCGAAAGTCTGGGGCGATGCGGTTCTGGCCAATCGCGGCGTCTATCAGAAATCGGGCGACTCTGGATCTGGAGCCTGGACGCGGATCGGGCCGCTGCCCGAAACGGATCTGTCGCGATCCTTGCGGGTACCGACTGGGGAATCGATCAACCCGTTCCCTGATGCTGCCACGCGTGCCGGCACCGTGGTCATGTTCGATGGCGGCGGGCAACCCATTCCCGGTCCAGATGCCACAGATATCGCCGATGCGCAGGCGAATGCTGCTTCGGCAGCTGCTGACAAGGCGGATGCCGAGACTGCACGCGATGCCGCTGTTGCCGCTGCCGCGTCGCTGGATACATCCAATTTCGTTCGCAAGGACATCGACACCGATATCGATGCGGATACGAAGTGGCAGGATAACCGCGCCGCGTCCTTCGGTACCGGGAAGGATTTCAACGTCCAGCATGACGGTACCAACACCACACTTTGGAACGTCACCGGCAACATCATCATTGAGAACCAGGCAGCTGGCGCAACCTTCGGATTGTCATCGGCAAAAGCCAATGGCGACATTCGGCGCGGTGTCGACCTGGTTGCCGGGCTGGCAACCATCCTTCGCTATGACGGAGCGCAGAAACTTGCGACTGATGCACAAGGTGCGACCATCAGCGGCCGTCTGATCGCTGAGGACGGCTATTACATCGGCAAGGAAGGCGGCGGGTCTTCTTTCGGTCGCTACTGGGACGATACGGCGGACGTTCACCGGTCATTCGGCTGGAACGATACCAACCAGCGCTTTGAATTTGAGGACAGCGCAGGTGCAATGCACCGGCTGGATGGTATTGGTGTCGGTCAAAGTTTCTCTTCGCCGAACCTCTCCAACGGTGTCTGGTATGAAAACACCACAGGGAAGCCAATCTTTATATCCGTGAGAGCGTCGGGAGGCGGTCTCACGACTGATTTGCAAATCTCAAGTGATGGCTCGACAGCACACACTTCCTTTTCCAACACGGTCATCGCCGGCAGTAACTCATGGATCTCCGCAATTGTGGGGGCCGGTGAGTTCTATCGGACGTTCAACGTAAACTCATGGCGGGAGTATTCGTGATGCTGACGGGCTTTTATCATCCGGCCAGGTTTTCAGGTGTTCCCTGGTTCCCGAGGTCTGAACCTACTGCTGAATATCTGGCTGGTTTGCCCGAGGGGACAGTAACAGGAGTTCCGGCAAAACCGGGCGAGGATTACACCTATGATGCGGGGTCAAATGCGTGGGTTCACAATCCGCCTGCCATAACCGCCGATCAGGTCAGAGCTGAAGCGGAGAGGCGCATTCTGGCGGTTTGCCCGGAATGGAAGCAGCGCAACCTGACTGCAAGAGCTGCAGAACTTGCCATGAAGGGCAGCACCAACTGGACCACTGACGAACAGGCTGAGGTCGCAGCCGGGCAGGCGATCTGGGATGAGATCAAGGCCATTCGCATTGCCTCGAATGCTTTGGAGCTGATGGACCCAATCCCCGCCGATTACGCCGACGACAGCCACTGGCCCTGATCGCCGGATCTGAAGACAGCCCAACCTTACTCGCCGCCGTTTCAGGCGGCTTTTTCATGCCTGAAAGGAAATCACATGCAAACCAGTGAAAAAGGCGTTGAATTCGTCCAGGCGCATGAGGGGTTCGTGTCTCGGGCTTATCCCGATCCGGTCGGGGTTCTGACAATCGGCACCGGCTTCACCAACAGAAGCGCCGCCTTTCGCGCGATGTGGGGCCGCAAGCTCAAGCCCGGTGATACGATTGCCCGTGAACAGAACCTGCGCATTCTGAAAGCCGCGCTAGAGGAGGAATACGAGCCGCCCGTTGAGCAGGCCATGCCGGCGGATGCTCTGCAGCACGAATTCGATGCGGCCGTATCGGCCACTTTCAACCTTGGTCCTCATTTCATGAGTTGGAAGGCTGCAAAGCTCTGGAAGTCCGGAAACCGTGCTGCCGCTGCTGAGCATTGGCGGAACAACTACAACAAGGCCGGTGGCCGGAAATTGCCGGGCCTGGTGCGAAGGCGGAAGGAAGAGGCGCACCTGTTCCTGACCGGTGAATACACCGGCATCGGTGAAGGAACACAGCGCGAGGTCCGCAAGGTCAAGCCGATCGAGCCGGATCCCGTCGTCAAGGAAGCGCAGGAAGCCTTGAAGCGCTTCGGCTTTGATCCTGGTGAAATCGACGGCTGGATGGGCAAGAACACCAAAGAGGCCGTCCTGGCCTATCAGAAGACGCATCCGCACCTGACGAATGACGGCATCATCGGTCCGGCGACCATGGCTCAACTCCGTCGCGATGCCATTGCCGTCAAGGACAGTGTCCAGAAGGGCGGCGGCGTAACGGCGTTCTCGACGATCGGCGCTTTCTTCTCGGGTCTTCCCTGGGGCTGGATCGCTGCCGGCGTTGCAGTCGTTGCGGTGGGTTACTTCGCCTGGCGGTATCGCGATGTCATTCAGCGCCGCTGGAACACGCTTGTCGGCCGCGAGGTGGCGTGATGTGGGGCAAGATCGCGTCGCTGTTCCTGTCGGGACCGTTCAACCGGATCTTTGACAGCGTGGACCATGCCGTCAGCAATCAGAGTAAGCGGCAGGAAATCAGGGCAAACGCCGTCAACCGCTATGCGGAAACGGCGGCAGAAGAACGCGCCGACGCCAGGCGCTACCGGGTGTTCTGGTTCATCTGGTGCCTGTTTTCCGGATCGGTAGGGTTCTGGTTCTTCGCCATCACCATCGACACCGTGTTCGATTTCTCCTGGTCGGTGTCGGACTATCCGCCCTCGGTCAAACCCTATGTCGACACGATCGTCGCATCGATCTTCGGTTCGGGCGGTCTGGTGGCAACCGCACAAGCGCTTTCCAGCGCGATCAGGGGGCGTCGATGAAAACGCTTGTCAGCTGGCTCTGGATGCTGGCCGAATGGTTCCTCTCGCTGCCCCTCATTCGCATTGGTGTCATTGCGGCGTTTGCAGCGATCGGAGCGGCGCTTCCAAAAGACCTCACGAGACGCCAACGCGCCGGCACATTCTTCATCGGGTTCATGGCAGCGCTTGTCTTTGGCGAGCCATTGCGCGAGCTGCTCGCCATGTCCGACAGCTGGGCGTTCGGCATGGCAGGCGTTCTCGCGATGACAGGACGAAACCTGGCGGTTTTTGTCATCCGAGCGAGCAAAGATCCTGTTGGTTCTGTCGCCAAGTTCCTGAACGCCTGGCGCGGCGTCTCCGGCAAGTAACCGGCCCGAGACCTCTCTCATTTTTCAAAACATCTGACTAAGGCCCGTTCAGCGCTTCTGCTTCAAACACACTCCCTGATCATTTGATCTCTCCTTGAAAAGAGAAGGAACACATTATGGCCGAACAGCTTCCGTTCAACGCTCCCAATGATGATTGGCTTGAGGTGTCAGACGGTCATTCCTCTGTCCTCGTCGAGACAGAAGGCACCGATGATTTCTGGGTCGTTTTGGGCACCGCAAAACCAGCCGACCCGGTGGATGATGTTCCCAAACGGCGCGGCCGTGCCTGGTTCCCGATTTCTTATAACGGACTTTCGACCGGACAGAAGGTCTATGTGCGTGCGGTCAACCACACGCATCAAGTGACGGTTACCCGCAGCTAGACCGCTCTGCGGAGCGTCTCAAACCTTCGGCTTTTCCTTTCTTCCAAGGCTTAAAATTATGAGTGGTTCTCACTTTGGTGCGGGTTCCGGCAGCGGGTCCCATTTCGGTGTTGGTCAGTTGCTGTCCGGCACGTCGCTGTCGTCGAATCCGCTCGGCATTCCTCCGACCGTTTTTGATCTTTCGGTTATTACCGTCAGTGAAGATCTGGCGGTTGGTTCGCTCGTTGCGAGGCTCAGCGGCAACGGTGATGCGCCGGTGGCCTATACGATTGTTTCTGATCCGGACAGCAAGTTTGTCATGGATGCGAACGGGACGGATGTCCTGTTGCAGAACCCGCTTGATCACTCGGTCAAGCAGCATCACGATCTAGAAATCGAGGCACGGAATTCTGCCGGCTTCTGCGGGTCCACTGTGCGAATTACTGTATCGGTGTCTCAGGTGGTGACCACGCCTCCGACATCGATCAGCCCGGCGTCTGCTTCCATCGTTGAGAACGCAAGCCCGGGTGCGCTGGTCGCTGTTCTCGGTGCCAACGGAACGCCGGCGGCGGCCACGTTCTCAATCGTTTCCGATCCTGATGACAAGTTCCAGATCGTCGGAAACCAGCTGCAGGTCAGAAACCCGTCCGACTACGAGACCGACAACAGTCACGATGTGGAAATTCGGGCTGATAATGGCGTTGGTACGCACGACCAGGTGATCACGGTATCCGTGACGGACGTGGACGAGACCCTGGCAAGTGGCGACACAATCGTTGCAGGACCGATTACAGCGACACTCAATGCTGTGACGTCTTACAAGCCGACGATCGGCGGTCGTATCTTCTATGTACCCAGCGGCACTCGGGTAAACACGTATAACCCGTTCCAGTCGACTGACAACGGTGAAGTTATCAACGGCGCCACCCTCGACCATGTGTTTGAAGGTCCGCGCAATTGGGACGGCCGGTCTGTCTACAGCTCGGAGAATGGCACGCAACCGACATTCCCGCTAACGCTCGGCAACAATCAGTTTTTGATTATCGGCAAGTCGAACCTGGCAATCGATCCGGACACGGACAACAATCACCGAAAAGGCGTGATCGAAGATTACATGGTGCTGATCGGAACCGACACCTTGCCGACCGGCGATGTCCTTGCGCCGCACGTGATCCATGAGAGCGGCAGGACCAACTTTGATCATCATGTCATCGACGTGGATGCTTTCATCGCGGCGTTGCCCAAGTTCACCTTGCCGAACAATTTGCCAGACATCGAGCATGTCAAAACGTTTATCGACAAACTGAATATCGGCATGGCGATATCCCAGCACAACAGTGACGATGATGCGCTCAACCGCTCCACTTATGAAATGTGGACGCCTGCAAATTCCGGAACCTACAACGGTTCCAACTATGGCGGGTGGCAGACATCCCGCATCGATGCAGCGCTGTTGTATATGCTCATGCATCCGAACTTCATCAGTGACGCCGATCGCCGTCTTTTGACGGAGCACATGTTGGTGCAGGGCGAGCAGTTGTATGGGCGGGTCAAGCAAACCGGTGTTGTGCTCCGGCAAAACGGCGCACACTTCGCATCACACCTTGCACAGATGCTCATGTCCCTGATCGTGAAAGGGCAGACCTCGGCTATCTCGACTCTGATCGCTGACACGATGGGGTCTTTTGGTGGTTTGATCGAGCTGACCGCACAACAGGCCATAGATGCCAACGCGCCGCATTCCGACCTTTATAAATTCGCCTTCTCAAGGCGGCGCACGATCAATGCGGTCGATGGCAATATCATCACGCTCAACGCAGCCACACAGGGTGACGGGTCTGGCGATCCCAACAAGTTCAGAACTGAAAGGTTTGACATTGTCCGGGAAAGCGACGGCGCGTCCGCCTTTGTCACGGCTCAGTTGGTTGGCGGTGATTTGCCTGTGTTGCCGCAGTCCACGATTGATGCGCAGCCATCTCCTGCATTCGCGCCAGGCGAAACCGTATGGCTGCGGTCACAGCGCACACTTGTTGCCGGATCAGCAGATTGGGCACTTGAGAGCGTTCACAACCATTCCGCCCTGATGGCCAATGCCAAGGCGGCCTATCGGGAACTGCACGAGTTCTCCGCTCAAGCGCTCATGTGCAAGGTGCTTCTGGATACCTTTGGCATTGTCGAGCCGACCTTCAACAAGCTGTTCAACTACTGCCTGTTCTGTAACAACAGCGCCATCAATCCGGTCAATGACGATTATCCGGAGCAGCACTCGGAGTTTACGGCAATTCCGAGTGGCAATGTTCCGTTTGTGAAAACCTTCTGGGATGGACGCTGGGATGGCATCTTCAACGGCAACACCAACAATGTCGCAGTGCTGTCCAATCATGCCGTGTCTTCGATCGGAACGACGTCCGCGCAATATGACTTCGACACAACAAGTGACGATGGTCTTGCCCACATCACGGTCAACCAGACCCAGACGCTGCCAGGGGATAACGACGCGAAAGTTGCTTTGATCAAAGCGGGTGGTGGATTGTTTGACGACAATTATGTCCTTCAGCCGGGCGACACCGGTGCCTCGTTCAATCCAACGGGCCTCACCGAAAACCAGACCTATTACATCCACGTGGTCCAGGAGAACCCTTACGGTCGCAACAGCATCGTTCACACGGAGACATTCCAGACGGCCGCCGAGCCTCCGGTCGGGGACTACAACGTCACGTTCCGCGGCAATCACGAAATCGCCGGAGCCGGACCTTATACCTTCCCGCCGATCACCACCGGCACATATGCCGCCAATCGTCAGTGCCTGGTCTGGGGCTTCGCACGTGGTGTCGGCATGGAGAACCAGGCGATCTATGTGGATGGTGCGCCGGCACTGGAACTGGAACGCACGACGTTTGGTCCAGAGGCATCTCAGCTTCTGATCCTGGCGGTCGCTCAGCCAACCGGTTCAAACTCGGTTGTCGAACTGCGCGGGACCGGTGCGGGACGTGGCGCAATTGCGTTGGTAACGGCCGTCAAGGCCAACCGTGACAGCATCGGCAAGAACATCAACTCGTCCGACCAGAACTATACAATTGCCGTGCCAAACAATCAGTCAACGCTGGTTGCAGTGTCGTCAAACACGGATGGTGATGGCTCCGACTTCTTCACCGCAGGTCCGACGTCACTGTTGTTTAACGAAGAGATCAGCGGCGGTGTCTATCACTTCGGCGGGTTCTCTCTTGTCGCCACGGCAGATGCTTCCTATGCGATCATCCGGCCGTCCAACTCCAACATGCACACCATCGCGGTTGCATTGAGCGAGGCGCCATAGAGGGCCGTCTCGAACGTCAAACGCTTGCCGGCAGGACTTTCCTCAAGGCAAGCGTGATGGCGAGCGAACCTGCGGCAACCATGGGGAACAGCAGGGGGCTGCTGTTGGGCACCACGCAGAGCAGGGCCGCAATCAGGGCCGGGTGGACCAGGTACATGCCGAAGGACACTTCGGACAGAAAGTCGGTGTAAACCGACCTCGGCAACGATATGAACATGGCAACCGCGACCGCAAGACCGGCGATCGCAAGTTGCCTTGAATTCCCGTCGACACCGGCCATAAGCGCCACAATGCAGCCACCTACCAAAACCATCGGTGGCAGGATCTTGTTGGGAGTCCGCTGCATCAGGAGGCCTGCGCAAGCAGCGGGAATGACGGTTGTCCATTGCGCGAAGGGAATCGGCAGGTCGATCGTGTGGAACAACCAGATCGAACCTGCCGACAGAGACAGGCAGATCGTCCAAAGACCTGCAACGGGCAAGTGATCTGGCAGGCAGACGCAAACCGCCAGAAACAGGAATGCGAACGGCAGGAACCAGAGGTGGATGGAAGGTCCTGTCAGGAACATCCAGGGCACGAATTCAGCTGACAGTGAGGTGCCGGCGACCAGGCTTTGCATGATCTTCAGCACCGTATAGATGCCGCTCCAGATCAGCCAGGGCACCAAAAGCCTTCTAGCGCTGCCAATGAGCGGCCGGCCTGCACCATAGAAAACCAGCAGTGTGACGAACATCGGCAGGGCTGCCAGGCCGATCCAGCTTCCGGCTGCTCCACAGTGAAACAGAATGATGCCTATCGCTCCGACAAAGCGCAGCAGATCAACGCTGCCGTTTCTCGTTTGCGCGGGTGCGTGCGATCTCGCATGTGAATAGTTTGCAGTAAAAGTAAGCATTGAAAAGGTCTTTCAGGACGCTCTCAATGCTCATGAAACAGAATTGGTTATAGTGTTGCGGCGGACCGTGCTGTTTCAAACAATAATTGACAACTAATTCTCGGTTGCGTAGCGTTCACCTTGAAACGCTTGAGTATTTTTACGCAACCTTTGGTGCTCGTGAGACACTATAACCAATAGGGTTGCGACTTGGACGGCGGACTTCAGCTCTACGCGCCTGACGGCAGGCGTCTTTATCTCAATGGCAGTGAACGAACATCTTTTCTGGAGGCCGCAGAGCGGTCCCCGGACCGGATACGGCTGCTCTGCCGCCTGGTCGCTTATTCCGGATGCCGGATCTCCGAGGCCTTGTCGCTGACGGCCGGAAGTTTCCAGGTTGAAACCGGTGTCGTGTCCATTCGATCGCTGAAAAAACGGGACAAGATCGTTTTCCGGGAGATCCCGCTGCCGGAAGATCTGGTCCAGGACCTCGGCAAGGTGTTTGCGGCCGAATTCGCCGGCGACCAGGCCGCGCCGCTCTGGTCGGTGTCACGGTCGACAGCCTGGCGGCATCTGAAACATGTGATGGCGGTTGCCGGCATCACCGGACCACAGGCCAATCCGAAGGGCCTGCGGCATGCCTATGGCATCCACGCGATCGCCTCGAGCGTGCCACTGCACATGTTGCAGCGCTGGCTTGGTCATGCTGACATGAAGACGACAGCGATCTATGCGCAGGCCGTCGGGCCGGAAGAGCGGCAGATCGCAGCAAGGATGTGGTAAGGAGACGGAATGATAATCGTGTATCGCCAAGCCAGTGGCCCCATTGACGGAACCAATTTGTTTGGACACGTTGCCGTAGCATTTACAGAAATAGGGGGGAATGACAGCTTTGCCATCAGCTGGATGGGGGCAAATCAAGGCTCTCCCACCTATCACGATTCAACTCAATTTCAGGGGCCGCGTTCTGAACACTGGAAGAGTCGTCTTGAACATCGTCCCCCGAATAGCGCATTTCCACTTGTCACACACAAGATAGAAATCAAGACACAGGAAAGCGAAAAACGGCCCGGCGACCCAAAGCTTATGAGCGAGCAGGCCGCTTTCATATGGTGGCGCGACACTCAAAAACTTGCGCGGTTGGAAGATTCAGGTAAACGGCTCAATTTCGAGGGAACAGAATATGCTGGGATGGATTGTGCCGATGCTGCAATTGCTGCCCTCAAAGCGGCCGGCAGCGAAAAAATTGCTTCAGTGAAGACAATTACGCGCCCGATAACTACACCGCCAGCGGTCATACAATATGCGAAGTCGCTAAGAGACAAATCCGAGGCTCACATTAAGCAATCAGGTCCTGCTGGTGCAGCTGGAGCCGGAGCGGCCGGAGCTGGAGCCGGAGCCGGAGCGGATGGTGCAGGTGCTGGAAGATCTGGAAGTGACAGTGAATGATCTCTGTTTGATTCTATTGCGACAGGTCCCCTAGTGCCAGGCGGTCATCGGATGAATTGCGTCTTCAATCCTTCGGAGCCGTCGAAGCTGGTCGCGCGTGAAAATGTGTACGGTCGCCGGTGAGTTTCTCGGCAAGATCATCAATAGCGTCGGCGACATAGCCGGCGCCGCTTTCATTTGATTGGCAACTTGTCTCTAATGGTCGTGCAATCAGGGAGGATATTCACCCATGTGCGGTCGTTACACTCTTGCCAAGCCGTGGCGTGAAATTCATGCGTTGTACCGACTGAACGACAAGGACGCGGAACGCAACACCGCGGCTCGCTACAACATTGCGCCGACACAAGACGTGCCGTTCGTGCATCTTGACAAGGAAGGATCTCAAGTCGTTTCCGAAGGGCGCTGGTGGCTGGTGCCGCATTGGGCAAAAGAGCTGCAGAGTAAGTATCCGATGTTCAATGCACGCTCCGAAGACGCGGAAAAGAAACCGGCATTCCGGGAAGCCTACAAGGCAAAGCGCTGCCTGATACCGGCTGACGGCTGGTATGAGTGGACCAAGGGCGATGACGGTGGCAAGGATCCCTGGTTCATCCATCTCGCAGATGGCGCGCCGTTCTCGTTTGCCGGACTCTGGGCCTATAACACCAATGCCGAAGTCACGTCTTGCACGATACTGACGGCCGCGGCCGTTTCGCCGATTGACCAGGTGCACAACCGCATGCCGATCGTGCTTTCATCCAAGCATTATGACGCCTGGCTGGATCCGGCGACCGCAGTGAGCGATGCCAAGGCGCTCTTGTCCGAAAATCTCGGATCGAGTTTCGAGTTCTATCGTGTCGGCCGGGAGGTCAATTCGTCCAGGACGGGCAATGATCCTGGCTTGATCGAACCTTTGGGAAGTGGCGCCGAGAAAAGTTGATCAGCAAAAACTTGGAGACCTCGAGACAAGACATATTGATCTGGCCTATTCAGGCTTCAGCAGCCCTTCGTTCGCCAGTTGGTGACTTTGCCTCTTGTAAAGGTGAAGGTGAGGTCGCAGCGGTAAAAAGAAGTAGTTCCACCATAAGTGTAGGCGCTTGGAGTGCCGATCCATGTCAGGTATTTTTTCCCGCCGGAAGAATAACTTTTGTCCGGTGGACCTTTTTGGTCGAGAACTTCGGATTCGGTCGCTCCGATCCACGTGTTAAGGCGTTCCTCTATGGACTTGGTCTGACACCCGGCCAGAAGCAACCCGACCGCAATCAACACTACAAATCTCACCCAGCTTCTCCTCAAAGTATCAGAGAAATCAGCACTAATTGAATCGGGTTGAATGTGCAACTTTCGCTTTGTTGAGGTTGTGATGAGGGGTTCAATCCTTCGGAGCCGTCGACGCCGGTTGTGCGTGAAAATGCGTCCGGTCACCCGTGAGTTTTTCCGCAAGATCGTCTATGGCGTCGGCGATATAACCGGCGCTTTTGTATACCGGTGATCCGATCTTTGCCTGGCGGATGACCTGGACCGCGCCGGCGCGGCCGGAACCGAGTTTTTCAAGGGCTGGATCTTTGTTGATGGTCCTTCGACCGCTTCGCCGTGTCATGCCGGACCCAGAACCTTCAACATCAAATGCGTATCACAAAGTTCCAGCTCAACCGCGGTGAAACAGACGCCACGGCACCCCATGTCCCAGCAGTGCCGTCCAGAAAACCTGTACGCTTACGAACAAGACGGGCTAGGTGGACGGTTTTCGCTCAAATCACACGTTTCATCGAACGAGACAAGTTAAAGTAGTGCTTTGTGTGATTTACAAACTGAGGTAATTATGATAATCTTGGGTTGTATTTCTGATTGATTGCAAAACTGAGTGGTTTTTGAAATGATTGAGAATTCTACTAATGAAATCCGAGCATTCACTGACGACGGAGAATTGTCACCCCTAAGTGTTGACCCATTCGAAGCCGTACCATTTACTGATCGCGAAGATGAGTTTGCCCTAAATAGAACCCTGGTTGTAGAACCTAATCACCCACGTGGAACCGAACTTACGCAACGGTGGGCTGGTGACTACCTACATGTACGTGCATATGGTCGCTGGCGGCCGGGTCATGGCACGCATAAGTTCTATGGACCGACGGGGAGTTCGGATATTTCCTACAGAGACGCTAATAAATGGTGCCTACTAATTCGAATGCACACAGTTAAGGATGGTGTTTCTTACTGGGCATACCCAGGAAAAAAGCTAACAATACGTGTTCCTGTCACGCTCTTTGGTCCAGCCACGTTTTTTGTTCAGATGAACGATGATCTTTGGGGGGATAATTACAATGAAAGTGGCAATCCCATGAGGGTAAAATATTGATCGACCATCTCTACGAATGAGTTGGCAAACATCTGCTGAGAACTAACCCGTATTATTCATGACGCGGCTTGAAAAGGTTGGCGGATTTAGCATAGACGAATGATTAGGCATAAGTTTCGGGTGTCTAAGCCAATCCCTTGACCACATCCCGCGAGCCACACCCGCCATGACCGACGATACGTTGTTGCCGTTTGCTTTTCCAGCCGTTGGACGCAAGAAGATTCGAGCAGCATTCAACGGCGACCGAGCGGCGTCTGCAACTGGCTGACAGGCTCGCCGCGGCGATCCGTGATCCTCGTGATCCGGTGCGCATGAGCCACGCCGTGACCGACATCCTGTGCGCCTGCGTCACCGAAACCGCCTCGTGCATCCGCATGGCCTTCGCCGCCGCATGCCCTGAGGCTGAGATCTTCCGCCACCTCGCCAGCGCATTACGGCCGGCCGCGCCATGAAGGCGGGGCTCCGATGCCCCGCAGAACCCAGAACCTTCAACATCAAATGCGTATCACAAAGTTCCAGCTCAACCGCGGTGAAACAGACGCCACGGCACCCCATGTCCCAGCAGTGCCGTCCAGGAAACCTGTACGCTTAAGAACAAGACGGGCTAGGGCGCGGCTTTATTTGCTTCTGGGGTGCAATCTCTGCAGGCAAAAATGTTTTCCAAAACGTATTTTTTCCATGCGCTCAGACGAAAATGTTTTCCAAATTTGTGTAGGGAAGTCAATCGTGAATCAGGATTGCAATCCGCTGCGTCACCACTCCGCCACAGGGGCACCTTGGGGTTTTCGTGATGAAATTCGATCGCCCGTTGTAGAACGAAAAAGCCGCGCTCTATGGCGCGGCTTTCGTTGTTTAAGGCTTCAAGTTTTGAATCTTGCCAAGGATTTCATCGATCGCGACCGCGACAGCGCGTTTGACTTCGGTGTATTCCGCACGGTCATAATGTTTCCGTGCGACATCGGATGCGCGGCCATGGTTGTGCCAGACGTCAATCCAGTCACGGTTCAAGTTGGGGTTCCGCTCGATCAGGAGCGTCTTGAATGTTCGACGCAGGTCTCGGGGTTGGAAACGTTCAACCTCGTTTCGATCACACCATTTCCGGGTTGCCTGACTAATGCTGTTCAGCGTTTGAGATTCATCGGGCTGATGATGCTTTGGAAAAAGGTAGCGACTTGCCGGATCTGATATCTGGATCGCCGCGTGATATGCAGATGATGCCGTCTTGGTTAGTGGCAGGTCATGCGGGTGATCGTTCTTTGTCCTGGGGAGCGCAAGCCAAAGGTTATCGCCCCGGGTGACATACCATTGCTTCTCGCTGCGAACGATTTCGGTGATGCGCACGCCGCCCATGCTAATGATGAGGCGGAAGAGAAGTTTCATAAAGGGGCTTACACCTCGTCCGGAAAACCCATGCCAAAACCTTGACAGCTCTTCCATGGACAAGGTTCTGTCGCGAGGTTGACCCTTCATCTTTCCGCCGACATGCGTCACAGGGTTTGAGAGCAGGCTGAACCTGATCTGGGGATTCGGGCGGGTCGGATCGTGATCGGCGGAGAGTCCGCGTCCGAAAGCGGCAGAAAGGTAGGCACGCGGGTGGCCGGTCAAGGTGCCGGCTTCGTGAAAGCCACGCAACCATTTCGTCACATCGTCCGGAGTGATCGAGTTGGCGAGAGCATCCGTGCCATCCTGGTCAATGCCGATTACATTCAATGCACTATCGGGCCGATTGATCAGATAGGCTTCATATTGGCTGACTGTGGCTGCGCCTTCCGTGCGCATCTGCTCGATAACAAAGTTGAACAGGTCCCGAAGCGTTCCATTCGGAGAGTAGTTTGCGCCCTTCGTTTCAGCCATTTCACGCGCTTGACTATCGGCGCCATCTGCCAGGCGCCGTGCATCAAGTAAACTGATGTCTGGATATCTCCCGAGGCCGGTCCGTTTCCTGCCGTTTGGCCCGCGTAACAGCACCGACCAGGTGATCGTCCTGGGACCAATCCGGAGGCGCAAACCCGGACAGATACTGTCGGCAAATTCTCTTCGTTCTTTCGCTGGCTTCAATGCCTGCAGCCAACGATCAGTCAT